TCGTTGAATTGATTTCTTTTATTGATTCTGTATAGCCTTGGATTATTTTTAGCACATCGTTATCCATTTCACACCCCTGAAATAATTAAGGAGTCCGTAGACTCCTTTTTAATATTTTTTGAATAATCCCAATTGTCCGTAGACCTTGGATTTATTCGTTGATTCCAGTAATTGTTTTTTCTTATCCTCGGTTGGATTTACTCCAAGGCTTTTTAACATTTCTGTCTTAGCTTCTTCCCTTGCCAGATCTAATGCATGGCTAAAGGCTATGGCTTTGTTGTTATCATCCATATCTTTATATTTCTGATTAGCAAGCATATTATTTATCTTAGCTTGTACCTTGTCACCCATAAGCTTTTGATATTGGTTTTGTTGCTCCGTGGTAAGCTTAACATTACCTAAATCTTTCGACACCTCTTTAGGTATAACCTGATTCTTCATGTCACCGTCGATGTTAGCTTTATTGAGCCTTAGAGCTTCATTGCTTATAGGATTGTTCTTTAATGACTTAGATAAATAAGGATTAAACATAGTATTTGCAAGGCTGTTGTTGCCGTCGTAACTCTGTATAGGATTACCGTATACATCGGTTTTTGCAGGGAATGACTTACTGATACCTGGCAGTTTTCCAATCACACTATTCAACGCATATTTTCCGGCATTATCGGAACCTAAATCTCTTTCGAATGGGTCTAATGCATAGGTTAATTTCTTAAGAATAGATGGGGTATATTGTTTTGGCAATGTCATAGCAATATCTAATAATATTTTAGTCTTGTCAGGAGGGTTTATCGAGTCACTAGAAGCAAGAAGTTGGGAAGCTTTGGCAAGTGATTGTAACATACTCATGTCAGAATACTGTGTTAATGCTCCTTCAATTCCTCCTGCTATACTTGATAACGTATCTCCTCCTTTACCCTGCATAAGTCTAGCTCCAGCTATAATGGGTGTAGTAAATGGCTGTAATTTCTTTAAGTCAAAAGTTTTGCCACCAACCTTAAGAGCATCAGGAAGTATGCCTTCTTGTTGTTTTAGCTTTTCGGTATTATAATTCTCGTCTCTTGAATCAGTAATTAATCCTTTTTTATATGCCAATGTTCCAAGTCCTAACATGCCAGTTCCTGTAATACCTCTTGTTAACCTATCAACTATTTCTCTTTGTTCCATCATTGATAGATTTCCCTTATTTGTAGCGAGTTTTCCCAGCCCTTCAACAATACCTAAAGGTGAATATTCTGCTCCACGTTTTATAAGATTTGCAGGGGTTCTGGCAAAAGGTATTATAGAATTTGAAATTATCTGTGGTAATTCAGCTGCAACGCCCTTGAGGCCTTTTTGTGCTTCGGGCTTGAATCCTATTCTTTGTTGTATCATTTTAGGCAGGTTTTTAAGAGCTACCGCACTTGTTGAAAGTAAATTATCGTCTTTGAATGTTCTTTCTTGGGATACCTGAAAAGCTGTTTTTAGCATGTCCTCAGTAGGTTCAGTAACATTATTAGCTTTCATCAACTGTTGAAGAGTATCTTCGAAATAAGCTTTATTAAAAGGGATATCACCTATTTTCATGTTTGTACCAACAATGTTTTCAAGTGTTCTCCCAAGTTTGTTATCAAAAGCTAATCTGTTACCCACTTCAAACTTATCTCCATAATTAGTCATCGAAGTATCCGTATTGATTGGGTTTGCAAGTACATCTGATATTTCTTTTGCAGATTTACCTTTTAAGTCTTTGAAATCTCTACCACCTAAGAAGTCACGCTTTACGCTTCTAGCTCCTTGTTTTGCTCCTTGAAGCAGTGTATTAACATCACTTTTGCCAACTGTTAAATTACCAGTATTAAAACCTTTAGATATACCTTTGTCGATTACTCTTCTCAAAGGATTAGATGCAAGCTCAGGAATGGACAATAAAGCATTTCCGCTTGCATTTATCAATGGAGAAGTAAAATTTCCTAGCATACTAATAAATCCACCAGCACCAACTTTTTGTGATAAACTAGCAGGAGTTTTTTCAAGTATAAGCTTTTCTACTTTAGCCATGGCTTCAAGATATGCTTCACTTCGTTCGGGTAATCCCTTAACTGAGTCCATAGTTTCAGTTATGAACTTAACTTCATCATCAGATAAGGTAGGCAGGTTATATTTCTGCCTGATTGCATCCTGTATGGCAGAATCAACATCGTCACCGTATAACCCAAGGTTTATTTTTTCCCTTAATTTTTCAACCATAGTTTTAGGTGCATTAAGACCTCTCTCTTTCAGTAGATTATTAAATATTCTTTCTTGAGTCTGTTTTGTCAATGACTTAAATTCAGAATCAACAAGATCCAATAATTTAACGATTTCTTTATCATCTACCCTGGCATTTTTGAATACATCTCTTTTCAGGATAGCCAATGCATTTTGCTTATCCTGTTGAGATAATCTTACTATCTCATTCATGTTAATATTATTTTCCCTCATGAGTTGCTTGATAACTGGAGAAATTTTTTCTGAAATCCTATTTGTAAACTTAGTGTTTTCCGTAAGCCCTATATTAGTAAGTTCTGATAGTTTTGTAGCAGCACTTTTTAGAGCACTTATTTTTTTAGGTGCCATTACTGTTTCCAGTAGCCTATCCTTCATCTGTTTAGTAGCGGTATGTAATTTACTATCAAGTAGATTCTTTAAAGACTGTGCTTCATCCCCTGATAGTCCCGTTTCCCTAATGATTGAATCAACAAAGTCTTCTTTTGCAGCTCTTCCGGATGCATACCAATCTTTTACCCAGGTTGAGAGATTAGGTTTATTTGATACGGTACCCGTTTTATTGGGAGCATTTAAACCGCCCAATCTTTTGTTTAGGATATCATTTAATAACTTTTGTGAATGAGGAGGTTTAAAACCTTTGTTGAAATAATTATCTAATATTGCTAAAGCTTCGGGGGAATCTGCAAATTCTTTTTGCAATAATTCTTGAGCCTTAGTTCTAACCAGGCCATAATATTCTCTGTACTTATACGAATTTGCTAATCGACTAATAGAGTTATCAGGAAGTTTAGGAGCTTTAGGAAAAGGAATATTTTCTTTTGCCTCGCCAAACAAATCATCTAGCATAGTTTTAATAAAACCTTTTTCTTCAGGCGTCTTAGGATTTAGTGCCTTACTAATTCTATCTTGAAGCATTTTAGGGAAGTGTGTAACCTGTTCATTTACTGCTTCGTCGATAACTTTGTCAGTTTCTTTCTTGATGTCTTCCTTGATTTTTTTGGCTTTTTTTGTTGTGGCATCAACTTCATTTTTTATTTTTGGATTCTGTTTCATAACATCATCTGCAAAGTTATCTACAGTTCTTTGCGCTTCAATAATTTTACCTTCGGCTGTCCTGCTATATTTCGCAAAAGCCTGAACAGTTCTTCCGCCTTCACGTCCTGCTTCTTTAACTCCTTTACTGGCTATCTCTCTAACCTTTGTATAATCCCCAGTTTGACGAGCTTTCATTTTTTCTTGTTCAAGAATACCAAACAAAGTATCAACATCTTCACCGCTATACAATTCCTTATTAAGCAAATCCTTTACTTCGCCATCATAATTATTAGCTAATCTTTTCTTAGCATTTTCAAGGCTTTCAAGTTCACTCTTAACATTACTCTTAGCATCATTGGTAAATGAACTATTTAAAATATCTTTTTCAGCCTGATTAAACATATCAGTTTTTTCGAAGGTATTTGTGTAAACCTTACTTAAACTTGCTAATCGTTTCTTAGCCTCTGCAAATAATTGCAGATTAATATCAAGTAATTGATAACCACTATCTTGTTTATCCTGCATTTCTTTTACATATGCTTCTAAAGTTGGTACATCATTAGGTAAGTCTTCTACTGTTTTAATATGTTCAAAATTATATTTAGGCATATTGCTGTTATTTGAATTTAAAGGCACTTCTAAGGGCTTGTTAACTCTCGTAGGTAAATTCATACCACTATCTAAATTAACAGGCTTTAAATTGGATTCCATAGGTGCATTATTTGTATTACTAAACTTATTTATCATGTTTTGTGAAAAACTCGAGTTTTTTGGAATAATATTCAAATTTGGTCTTGCCGTTAATCCTTCGGAAGAATATTTCGCCATAGCATCATCAATATTTTTTAGTCCTTGGGAAGTTTTGTATGTATTTATACTAGAACCTATTTTACCGAGTGCAGGTGCTAATATTCCTGCACCTAAAGAATAATCATATGCCTTGTTACCCATGTTTTGAAGAGTACCACCAATACCCATATTATTTTTTATTCCTTCTGTTAATCCTTCTGCAACTCCATAACCTCCAGCTCCAGCTATTCCCCTTGCTGCTAATTTGGTCGCTCCTTTTATCCCTTCTACTACTACGTGTTCGCCAGTTTTAGTTGCTACCTTCAATCCACCAAATATGCTTGGCAATGCTTTAACCGCTGCACTTTCTATAAGTGAGCCAGGGAGAATTGACCCTGCTATAGTTCCAACTGTGTTTATAATTGGATGTTTAGCAAGGTTTTCTTCTTCCTGCTGTATTCTTCCAGGATACTTTACTAGTTGTGGTAGAATAGCACCTTTTTCAATTGCAGACAGTGGGAGTTGAAGTGTATTATTAACTTTCCTTAAAAAATTCCCCGCTTTATCTAGCCATGTTTCATTTCTTAGAGATGTATTATCAATGAAATTAGGTGACTTTGTCGATTCAAAAGTCGGGGTTGTTGTTTTTACATCAGGCTGTGTATTGAATTTAGGTTTTAAATCTTCGACCGTCCATTGATTTGGATTTTCATATTTTTTTAAATCTTCGAGCTTCCAAGGCATGAACATTCCTCCTATTATTTAGGGATACCCATTTGATTTAATATTCTTACTTTCGACTCATCAGATAATCCAGAGCCAAGAATATAGTCTCTTTGTTGCTCTGGAGTAAATTTAAAAGATTGTGCCATACCCTTAACCTGATTCAATATATTTGCTTCTGTTGGTTGTCCTTTATTTGTTGAAGCATCGGCTTGAGCAACTTTATAAATATTATCAGGATTTGAAGGGTCTTTTTGCCACGCCAAGTTAGCCATAGAAGCAGCATAAGAGTCACCGGCATGAGCAGCGTTTGTATCTGCATTCTGTTTAGCTATTCCAACTTGCGACCATCCCTGAGAAGTATTTGCTTTAGATGCTGCAATCTGTTCAGCAACTTGCGCCATTTTCATTTTAAACTCTTCAGGAGCTACAGTGTTTTGGAACAACTTGGCTGCTAAATCTGCTCTGCCACTTTCTATCAATACTTTAGCCTGTTCAGTTTCTAAAGGCATTTGTGTATCGAGTTTGTATTGATTCATCAAATTTGTTATGTTTAATCCAGCTCTTTGAACAGCTTCTGTCTGTAAATTAGATTCTAACTGTCTACCTTGCATTGTCGGAACCATTACATTGGAAGTTTGAGTATTATAATACTGATTATTCGGGTTAGCCTGTAAATACTGATTCCTAAACTCATTTATAATAGCCTTTTGAACAGGGTCATTTGTAGCATTAATGGCAGCAGCATAACCGCCATTTTGATTTCCTAATGCTTTGTATGATGCTATTTGTTCTGGTGACATTTGGGATATCAATTGACTAGCAGGAATTTGACCCGTTAGACTTGCTAATGTATTCATTCTATTCAAGTCATTTGCTTCACCTTGCATTGTTCTTTGGCCATTATAATTACCAGTTAATCCAGCTTCGGTAATGCCCTGATTAACACCAAACTGTCTCACACCTTCGTTGTATGTTCTATCAGTGTTATACCTGTTATAGTCAGTATTAGCAAGATTACTAACCAAATTAGCTTGATTATACAAGTCAGTACCTTCACCTTGATATCTTTGGTACGCAGCATTTTCAAGATTGTTTATTGCTGCTAACTGATTGTAAGTATCTGCTCTATTGTTAGCATATTCTTGATAAGCCTGATTCCTGAATTGTGGAATTAATGCAAGTGCGGCTCTTCCCATCTGAGATTTATTGCTGTCACTGTACAACATTCCTCTTCTAGCAGCTGCTCTGCTTGTAGCTGATTGAGCCTCATCTTGTGCAGCTTGCAAGCCTTGATCCGTATTAGAATCATAGTTAAAACTCTGTCCATTCTTTATCTTAGCCAAGATATCTGCTATATCCTGATTATATGATGACTGATAATTTCTATCCATTAACTTTTTATATGCATCAAAAGCCATTTTATCATAATCAGATTTAAAACCAGTATTGTTAGTGTTGTTAGCATTATTATTGGGATTGGTAGAGTTATTAGAATTAGCCATGTAATTCAATGTTGGGATATCAGGTCCTTTAGTTTCTGTTTTTGCAGGAGTATCAAAAAAACTTTGTAATTTCTGCAAATCCGATATAACATTTGAGCCATTATTTATCCCACCAAAGCCATATTCTTGACCTTGTCCAGATAAAAAAGATAAGGTCTTACCCGTCTTAGTGTCAGTCAAATATGCTGTGTTACTGCCTGAATCATAACCTTTTTTAAATTGATTATTTGTTTTAACGTAATCGTCAATAGTATATGGTTGTGTAGGTTTAGCAGGAACTCCGCCTGTACCATATATTATTTTTCTCTGGACTTTGTCATAGTACGCCATATAACTCCTCCTACTCCACTATAATTGCTTCTACTGCTATGTATGAGGCTTCAACTGCATCCATTCTTTTCTGAATGTTTTCTGCACCTACTGTATCTCCATTCGCTAACAATGCTACTTTATCTACGTACAAACTAAAATAAGTTTTTCTGTACTGGTCTAATCTTTGATTTTTAATAGATTGCTTGATTTCTGTTTCGATTATCATATAAACCCTCCTATTGTACATTATGAGAATGAGAACCATCGCTTGAAATACTGTGATAATGGTCTGATACGGAATAAAATGTTACTGTACCTGTTGGTGTTGATAATACTGTTCCATTGGGTATACCATGGTCATGTCCACCGTATGAACCAGTAGCACTTCCATGACTATGACTTCCTGCACTGTCTGTTACTAAATTCAATATTGTTGCGCTGTTAAAGTCCCAATTACCGTATGTATAAGTAGTTAATGCACTAGCGGTTGAATCTCCTATAAATAAACTTGCGCCATTGGTAGGTCTGAGATTATATCCGCTACCTGTTAAAGTATTATAAAATTCCAACACTTTTGTGCCAGAATCATATAGATAAATATCACCATAATTAGAACCTGTTACATCGTTTGTAGCTAGACCGTTTAATTGGTCTAATGAATTATAAGTTTTCAAATTATCGCCAGATAATTCTATTCTTTCACCTGATGAAGCAGTCCTAACTGTACCGCCTGTAATAGTAGCTCCATTTATTGTAGTTCCAGTAATAGTTGCATCAGAGGTTATATCTCCTCTGAAATAAGCTTTACCACTTGAATCAATTTCAAATGTTTTAAGAAGCAAAGCATTATCCCAAGCATAAATACCAGATGTATCAATGTTAATATAATTAGACCCTGTCATATCATTTCTCAATGTAACCTGTTTAAATGTAGCATTGCCATTAGTATTTATTTCAACTGTGTTTACCGTACCGTTATTGGCTATAAGTCCCGATGTATTTATCTGCACATAAGCTGCCCCAGTCAAATCATTTCTTAACGTAACTTGCTTAAATGTGGCATTACCATTAGTATTTATTTCAACTGTGTTGACTGTACCGTTATTAGCAACTAAGCCAGAAGTATTAATTTGAACATAAGCTGCTCCTGTTAAATCATTCCTAAGAGTAACCTGTTTAAATGTGGCATTACCATCAGAGCCAACCTCTATTGTTTTAACGGAACTATTATAAGCAACTAATCCGGAGGTATTAATCTGCACATATGCAGAGCCTACAAGGTCATTTCTAAGCGTAACCTGATTAAATACTCCCTTTCCATCAGAATCAATGCTAACCGTTTTAGCTCCTGCCTCATTATATAACTCAAACATAAATTCATTTGTTGATTCATTGAGTCCCATATTAAGACGTCTTATATTCGTATCATCCATTTCGAGAATTGGACCATGTATATAAGTTTTACCGCTCTTACTTTTTATAATGGTTTCGTTTGTATCTAGCTGTTTAACATTCTTAGAATCAAGTTTACCCATTATCCAACTCATCTGTTTAATTAATTCGTCAATGGTACCTTCAACGGTATCAGCCTTTTGGAAGTTCCATGTAGACATATTATCACCTCGGTATAATTCTTACACTTTCTTCTAATCCATGAATCGTACATGATCCAGTACCTTCAAATTTTAGTCGGTACCAATCTATATTTTGCAATGCAGTAGTTGGGACTTGCGCCCTTGTCACTTGTTCTGTCGCACTTGCTGTATATGTCTTTAATGCTACAAAATCATTGCCGTCAACTGTGGTACTATATGATAATGTTAAGGTGCTTCCTACGGGTAAATCCACTGATAACCAAGTATCAGATAAAACTTTCTTCTGCGATATGGTACCGTGATTTATTGCACCTGTTATAAATGACCATGATACAGCTGTTCCATTGTCATTAGTTCCTGAATTGATAGTCCAAGTTTGTCCAGTTGAATCTATTCCACATAGGCTAGTTCCAATATTGACAAATGAAACGTATCCTACTGAATGAGGATACCAGGTATCAAGTTCAGTATCATATTCAAGAGTTAAGTTGTTTGTAGTGGATGCTCCATAGGGTATGGATAAGTAAATATATTTGCCGTATTTTCCGGCGCAACATAATGACTTATATGTAGGATTAATTCCTTCTATATAAGTTTTGACTTTGTCGCTTATCCTTTTTGGATTTCCACCAGTATAAACCATGTACGCATCTTTGTCTAAAAAATAAAGCCTACCGTTATTTTCTATGACTGAGTTGTGCGAAACACATCCAAAATTCATCCCTGGAGGTTGAAAAAAATCATATGAATCATTACCGTATAGTACATGCATACTATGTTCTGTCCAAGCTATTGTATTAGAATTGAATTTTGCTATTGCAGTACCTGAACCATTTGAATCTCTTAACATTATTTTGTCTGCATCATCCGCAGTAGTCCAATCAGTAATACTTCCTTCTGCTGAACACTGTATATAGTTATCCTTTAATGCAAATATTCTATAACTATCCACTGCGTAAAATTTTGTAATAGGAGCTGATGTAATTGTCGCTAAGGTTGTCCCGTCCCATGATTTAACATTTGTTCCATCCGCTATTATGATATATTTTGCAGTTTCTGTATGAAATTCTACAAAATTCGCCTTAGCATTTGCAAATCCAGTACCTACGTTTTGCCACGCCGAACCATCCCAACGCTTCCAAGTTGTACCGTCCAACACATGAAGAAATTGCCCTTGATATGTACCCATCCCGTTTGGTGTAGAAATGGCTGTGGCTAAATGTTGCCTACCTTTTCGCACAGATAAAGACGGATAGTTTACGCTCGATAGATTACGGCTATAGCTAGATTCACTCCTCTTAATATTGAAAGGTGATAGGAAAGTATTCTCCCCATCACCTAATGTTATTTGGTTAGCTTCAACTTGATAGTTAAGCCTCTTCTTTCCCCAATATGCCATATAATCACATCCGTTCTCTTACTTGACTTCTTTGCGTTGATGCTGTGTTATATCGCTCTGATAACGCATTCGTTACTTTTTTAAGTTTCTCATCATACTTAGCTTGCCAGTAATCAGCAGTACCGGTTTCAGGGTTAGGTCCTTGACTTGCCAATGATTGAATTAGACCGGACTTTAGTAAATCGTGATAATCAACGTCTAATTCCGGAATAGCACTTAAGTTATTAGAATCTAATAAGGTTGGTCTTTTATAATAGTAAATATAAATTATAAGACCTGTTGTTTGAACCGGTAATCCATCTTCAAATAAAAAAAATGTACTTTCACTAGCACGACCATAATATTTCCCAGATGTTATATCATCTTTTATTCCTGCGTATGATACTGATTCAAATTCCGTTCCTGATGTACTTGTTGATATTAAAACATCTTCAATGTTTTCTATTCTACAATTAGAAGGCAATGTATATATAGCTAAATCTGCAACAGAACTTAAGTTTGTAATTTCAATGTCATTTTTTAGTCTGTTTAATGATACATATAAATCCACGTATATATCATTTAAATCTTTTATTTTATTTGCTGTAGTTTCACTATTCAGGAACATCCTATCAGCAAAATCAATGATCTCCTGTACAGTAGACATTTTTTCACCCCTTTGCAGAAATTTTGAGCAATAAAAATACCCCTCATAATTGAAGGGTATTTTATAAAAAGTTTACTATGTATATTTATGGTGTTGCTCCTGTATACTTACTCCATGCTGACCAAGTAGTAGTAGCTGTGGTGTACCTTCTCGTATAGAAATTATCTGGTGTTGAGAATGGATAAAAAGTTTGATTCACTAAAAATGTTGAAGGCGATGCTTTATTCCCGGCAACTATTACTTGTAATATACCAGATTCAACAGCACCAGTTGGCATATTCAATGCACTTACTACACTGCCGACTTTGTAAAAACCATTTTGTGTTTTGAAATCATTGAAATCTGGGTCGTTAATAGTAGCTTTATTCAGCACTTCATCGTTACTATCCCATGTACTCCACGTTGTAGTACTTGCATCATATGACCTATTAAAAATTCTACTCGTTGAAGTTTTTGGATAATATATTTGTTTAATAAGTTGTGTTCCTGTAGCATTTTTATTTCCTGAAACTATAACATTCAATATACCTGATTCTGAAATTGGAAGATTCAAAGCTGTAGAAATATCACCAACCTTATAAATACCATTATTTGTTTTATAATTATTTAAATCCAGGTTATTTAAAGTTCCTTTATTATAAGTGTGATTTAAATTTTCGGCATCAAAATAATTTGTAAAATCAGGGGATGTTGTACCTCCAAATGAGCATCCTCTAAATTTATCACGTGAATCGTAATGGTCACGCACAACCGCTGTCCCATTAGTATACCATGCACCGCTACCTGAAACATCGTAATATCCTGTACCACCAAAAATTTGAGGCGGTGTGGCTGCAGCTATTTCAGGTGTTAAAATAGTATTATTATTCACAAGGTTCATACCATAAACAATTGTAAAACCTGTTGTTACAAAAGCTTTTCTCATAGTATCAACTTTAGGCATTATAAACTTTGCACCGTCACTACGAACATTAGCATATACAGAGTTCTCATATAACGCAGCAAATGAAATCCAAGCATGATTAGTGTTGAATAATCCCTCGCGTGTATCTATTGCAATTTGAGCATTAATTATTGAATTATTATTAAACTTATTATCAAGCCCGTTATCATATATCCCAATACTTCCCGAATAAGCTGTATTCCAATTTCGTATAGAACATTTTTCAACTGTTATTTCTCCTACGCTTAAAACAGCTCCAGTAATAGGGTCATATTCCACAGGTACTTTACTTGTAACTATTCCTTTTTGTTTAAAATTATAAATGCTAGTATGCCATAAATAATAATCTATTAATGATCCAAAAGCTATGATATTATTACATTTATCATTTCCGTCAAGAATGCCACCATACCAGTGCTTACCTATGGCTTTTACTGATGAACTATTGCTTGTCTTATCTGTATTATATTCAATTAAATAATCAAGGTTTGTATTGGTAAATATTCTAGCTTTATTAGACATAACTATTGATGGTCGACTCGTTATCAATAGCGTATCGCTTATTAGATAGTCGCCATCGGGGAAATAAAAAGTTTTATAATCCCCCTGATTATTTAATCCATCTAACAATGATGCGGTATCATCGGTTGTGCCATCTCCTTTTGAAAAATCCCTAACATTTGTCCAGTCCTCAATGCATGTTTCGAATCCGCCATCATTTTTTTTATACCATCTCTCATCAGACTTAGGATACAATCTACTAAACCCATCAGGAGGTGTTGTCATTGAAGTTTGTTCTTTTGCAGTTATGTACATATCAGAATTTGCTTGTGCTATGTTTGTATAGATAGACAATGCTTCTCCAGCAGTCGGCATTAAATCACCTCTTTATATTCTTATTGCTCTAGCATTTTTAAAAAAAGCTGAACCTATATTACCATTGTTAATAGGGTAAACATTCAATATGCAAATTGCTCTTGTTGAATTAATAGGAGCAACACCTCTAAGACTTAACAACACATCAATAGCACTCGTTGAATACGAACCTGTTGAGGATGAAATATATGATGCACCATTGTACCAATCGATATTAAGTATCATCCTTACATTACCACTTACTCTTCCTGTGGCAGATAATGTGATAGGTTTACCTGAAGTAGCATTAATAGCTAAACCTATTTTAGTTCGTTCAGTATTTAAGGTTGATGCTGTTATTCTTAACTCTTGTTCATTACTAGCAACAAACTTAGATGCAGTTCCTCCAGTTGTAAATGACCAACCATCGCTTACTCCATCTGAATTATAATCTATGCCTAATGGAGATAAGCGCAATAAATCACTTGAAATATTATTCAAAAATGGGGTTATCATTTACACCACCCCTATACCGTAAGAAGTTCGTAGCTTATTGTTGCCGTTGCTCCGTTTGTATCTTCGGTGGCAACAATTTTAAAATGTTCAGGTATGCCGATAAATATTTGCGACCTATCAGCGCTTAAGCTTCCCATACTCATAAGGTTTCCATTGTTGTCATACATATCAGCAAAGTTGCCGTTGTGTGATGGTGCGCCCTGTATCTTAGGTGTAAACGCACCAGTCCCAGTGATATTAAAATGCAAAATGACAGCATTATTTCCGTTTGCCCTTATTGCTGGACTTGTTGTTGTTACCGCCATGTCCGTCAATGCTGGTATCGTTATTGCTCCCACTCTCTCCAATTGGATCACTCTTCCGCTCATCATTACCACCCTTTCCGTTGAGTTGTCTTAATTCTTGTAATATATCGAAAAGCAAAATATCTGTTGTTTCAACTAAAGATTCTCGCCTAATTTCCTTCATTGATTATCACCTTTTCTTCTTGTGTGAATCATTAACTTCTCTTGGATTGCTTTCTTTCTCAAATTCATGTCCACATTTACATTTCAGTGCTGTTGTTCTAATATCGCATTTAGGACAAGTATTAACCTTCATTCTTGGGTACCTCACTTTTTTCTGATTCTTCAAACTCCTTAAGTCCATCTATTTTACCTGTTAACATATTTGCTTTAGCTGTTAATTCCATGCCTATTTGATTTAATTTAGTCATCTCTTTTTTTACATTTTCCATGTTAGCAATCGTTTGTTTACGCTCAGCTTCATACTTATTTATTAATTCTGCTATTTTTGACATTGTTCATACCTCCAATATATTTTTATAAAAAAGAAGGAGGGACAAGCCCTCCGTATTATTACGATCTATTTGTAGCAGCATCAGTACACATTATGTAGTACGGTGTACCATCTTCACTTATAATTTTAATACTATGTGTTAACACTTGAGTTGTGTGTGCTGCAAATACTGTTCCATTGGAGACATTAGGTATTACGGCCAAGTTAGATAATCTTACTGCTCCATCATCTGTAAACCTCATAAATCCATGAACAGTAGGAAGTGTGTTGCCTGTTCCAATATCAGAACAAATATGAGCAGCAGATAATGCACCAGCTAATGTTCTTGCCTCTGCTTCTGCTGCTAATGTTGTCCTTGCTCCTGCACCAGAACCAGTGACAGTTGCACCGACATTAATTTGCATAGTAGCATGTAAACCAGATGCATAACTATATCCTGTACCAGTTACAGTACAGAATGCTCTTACGGCATCCCCGAACCCTGTAGTTGCTATTGTACCTCCAAGGTAATGTCTCCAGTATAGCCCCCTCGAATCTCCACTTGTTGCAGTTGATTCTGTGAACATCCCTCCGAAGTTTTTATCTGCTGTTGCAGTGGTTAACTTGGAAGCAGATGTACCGCCCCCAATAGCTAAGGCAGCTGTAACAGTATCTCCGAGTTGCATTATTCCGCTTACAATTGCAGTGTTTTCAGATTGGTCCCATGTAAAGTATTTCCCAGTTGTTGCACCGTAAAATTTTACATCAAAGCCATCTGTATCCGCTCCAACTGTGAGAACGCCTTTTAGGGTAGGATTGATATAGTTACCAGTCGCACCTATGACCCAAGATGTATTAGCAGCAGTGCCAGCCATTACAAGATTGGTAGCATCCCATTTGATATTCACATCTCCTGTTGCACCAGCACCAGTACCAAACACAAGAAGATCGTTATCTTTAAATTGTAGGTCTATATCAGTTGTGTATATTAGATTTGCAGAAGCATCTGCATATAGATAACTAGCACCGTTACTTTCGTTACCATACCACTTAAGGTCGAACGATTTTTGTGTTGCTGCGCTATCGCCTATCTCAACAAGCGTGTCATCAGCCACGGCATTGATAATAAGATTAGTGCCATCCCAAACAATGTTAACATCTCCTGAAGCACCAGCTCCGGTTCCAAGTACTAGATAGTCATTGTCCTTAAATTGAAAATCAATTCCGGTTGTATATATCAAATTTGCACTTGCATCGGAATACAAGTAGCTAGCTCCATTATTTTCATTCCCATACCATTTCATATCGAAAGATAACTGCGTTGCTGCACTGTCACCTATTTCAATCAGGCTATCATCAGCAGCTGCACCTAGTATTAAGTTGGTACCGTCCCACTGAACTACTACGTCACTGCCTGTACCAAACGTTAATGTTTCGGCATCAGCCAAACCTATATTATCGGCATTGAATGTACCGTCTAATGATAATGTACCGACAACATACAAGGTATCTGCTGCTGCAGCCCAAAACATATATTTGCCAGTTGTGTTACCAAAAGCTTTTACATCGTGTCCCTTTGTGTTTTGTCCAAAATGACTTTCTTTATATCCAAAATGTCTTCCATATTGACTATTGCTCATTTCTATTCACTCCTTTTTTTTAACAAGCCCCGCGTATAGTGAGTCAACGGGACTTGATTATTACATTAATTACACATTATTCCAATGCAGGAAAAACCAATTCGTCCATCCTTTGCTCCATCTACCCACACTTTTCCAACCAAGAATTTCAGTGTTAAAGTCTCCTGCCGCGGTAGCTCCATCTCTTTCTAGCTTCCTTGGGTCACGTCTCATGAACCAATTGAGACCACTTCCACCCTTCATTAATTCTTCGTTTGCAAGTCCCCAAGAATAACCTTTGATAAGAGGATGAATATAAAACTTGAAACCCTTGTCAACATTCTTCTGATTATCGGCTACATAAGCTTCATTGTCTGAACCAAATAACTTCTGACAATTCTTTCTTTGCAAGGGTCCAGCGATAACTAAATCACCTTCAATTAACATCTCATCACCACGGTCATCTACCCATTGTTCCATTGCAAGCTGAGAATCTTCTAGTCCAGCATATGTAAGGTCATATGTTCCTAAATTACTTTGAAGTGGCGCATCTGGAATCGTGCGGTGACTCGCTGAAGCCAAAGGTTGTCCATCTGGTCCGAGTATTGTTGTTGAAGTTGCCTTATTAAAAAGTTCCGCACTTTCGTATCTAAGAGTCTTTTTGACACCCCATAGTACGTTATTAACTTTGGTTTTAATTCTTTCATATTCCTTATCTTCAAACCAGTCTCTATCAACTTGAATACCAGTGCTTTTTTTAGTTGGGCGATATTGTTTTGTGTATCCTGCTTCGAAAGTATCATAGTTAACAGAACCTGTCCAATCTGCCATTTTACCCGGTGCACCGATTGTGTAGTCTGTAAATTGTGCGCTAGTTTTTTTTATGACATTGAAAAACTTTGGAATAAGATCCATTTCATTTTTAAAGTAAGCATCAACAACCTTTTCTATATTACCTTCCATGGTAATAAATTGCTGTTCGGTAATTGCCATATTATCAACTCCTATTTTGTAATAAAAAAGACAAGTGTGCAAACACCTGTCTTGGTTAATTTTAGTTATGAGATTTTCAAATTAAATATATTAACTTACGTTAGCGTGCCTTTCAAAAGTAAATCGCACTTCCATCAGGTCGGGGTTTGTGTCATAAATTCTCAGTACATTGCCTCCAATTGCATCCCAATCAGGGTTCATAGAGTCAGTGTCAAGGTCATAACCAAGATAATCATGAGCCATGTATCCGGGACATAAATTAATTGTGTCTCCAGATGCAAGTGCAGCAGGCAATGTTTCTGCTAATGTCAATGACCCAGTACTTCCTGTGCTATCAGAAATTTTTACTACTCTACCAACCAAGCTCGAATCCGCTGCACAAGTTACAATCTTAATTGCTCCACCAATCCAGAAATTATCTGCTTGGGGAACAATACTTGAATCAACTGCGGTTGTAGTACTGCCTCCTGTGAGAGTATACACCTTTGCACATTTGTACTTAAAGATGTCATAAGGTGAAGCTTCAGCAATTTCAATTTCAGTTACACCATCACTTGCTGCTTTTTCAATCATTGACACCCCATACACAGGGTCATCAAAATCTGTAGGTGCAGCGATAACAGCTACCCCAGTTCCTTGCGTATAGATTATAGGCTCGCCTTTTTCGATTGCTGTTGCATCAGGAACATACATTTTTCTTATATTTGGATTTTTGTGTCCAGCCTTGTTTCCAGACCATCTAAAACCTTTCATAATATCAACTCCGTTTCTTTGTTTTTAACTTTTCTTTTACTGTTCTTGCTATTTCACGAGGGTCATTACCAAAAGCCATTGACATTTCGATTTCTTCTTTTGAAAGAATATTACCAACATCAACTCCAGTATCAGCACCACTAGTAGGAACAGAACGCCTTCTAGCCTTATCTTGCATATTAGCTATTGTTTGCTTTTCTGTTTTGCTTTTGGTTGATGCTATAAGCTTTTCTAAGTTCTCGCCTATCAAGTATTTGTAAGCAGTGTTAACGTCAACATCGGGATTCGAAGCTATTGCCTTATCAATATCTGCTTCAAGTTCCTTGAAATAAGGCTTGTCTTTTAGCTTAGATTTTTGCAGTTGCGCTTGACTAACTTTTAGTTTACGTTCTGCAAGTTCTTGATTGGCATTATTTTTAGCTTGCTCTTCAAGTAATGCCCTTGCATATTCTTCAGGAACATTATACTGAGTAGCTACATTTTGAACTACTTCAGGAGTAATCTCAGAGAGGTGTTTTCTTTCAATTGACTCTTGTTCCCTTTGCTTCCTGAATGTTTCAAGCTCTGCTTTTTCAGCATCTATTTTAAGTTTTTCTGCTTCAAGTTCTTTGAGTACATCAGCCTTGGCCTTCTGTCTCATTTTCTTGAATTGGTCATTTTCCTCTATAGATTGCTTTGACTTATCCGGGTCAGCGACATCCGGCTTTTGCTCCTTATTATCATCATTGCTATCTTCGAGGTCAGATGAATCATCTTCTATTTCTGTGTCTTCTACATCATCATAAGAATCATCATCTGAGTAATCATCATTGCTCTGGTCTACGAATCCAGAATGATTGACGGAATCGTCCTCCCCTTTATCTGCAAATAATTGCAGATTAATATCAAGGATTTCGAGACTATTCAACTTTAAATTCTTCATATTGTTTCCTCCAATTTATTCAGCTTCTTTTAGGTATTCTTTTATAGAATCAAACTCTGGCGCAAAATCCGCAATCCTTATATTTAGACTATTCATTACTACTATCAATATCTTTAAGACATCTTTCTCATTTTTAATCTTGTCAAAATCTATAACATAGTGCTTTGTTCTTCTAACCCTAATGCCACTATCCTTATTCCCTTGTGCTAAAACTGTTTTTTCATTCATCGATAACACCTCCAATAATTAGAAATTATATATAAAAAGACACCTACTATTTGTAAGTGTCTTGGTTAACATTTCTTCCCTTTACATTTCCCATTGCATCCAGTCTTACCGCATTTAGAACATTTCTTGGCCATTCATCCCACCCCCTTGCATTGCCATATTAGGTTGCATCATACCTCCCATATTTTGTTGGGCAAATTGCTGTACCATATTTTGCAATGTTTGCTGCATAATCTGCTTAGCCTGGTCTTGTATCTCAGGAGGTAATTGCTGTATCTGACTAATCATAGATATCACAGTATTTTGAGCCTGAACATGTTGAATTATATCTTCATTTGACGGAAGCTTACCTTCTTCAAGGGTGTAGAGTAAATCCTCAAACGTAAGTAACTGCTTGCTATGTAAATCCATTGCAAGAGATGTATAGTAATTCCTGTCATCTGGTTTCTTTGATATAATTTGTACTTCTATATCAAAGTCAGGAACAAACCTTTCCATTTTCTCAACCTGTTCCGTCATTAGCTGTCCCATTTCGTCAAGCACAGGCTGTCCAGTTTTATCAAGAATAGGCTTCTCTTCTGTTTCCCTTGCCCACACATCGAATAATTCATCTTGGTTGAATGTACCTTCCATTACTTCGTTATTGCTTCCGGTGTAGCGATAGTAACGTTCCTCGGTGTAAAATTGCGCAAATAATTCTATCCTAAGTTTGTTAACTTCGATTAAGAAATCTTTGAGCAAGTCAACCGCTTGTTTAGTCCTTATATCTGTTCTCGCGCCTAATTCCGCAATGGCTTTATATGGCAAACCAGACTTTTCTACTTTACCTTGGTTAATTGCAGTATTGGAAGAGATATCTTGAACCATGCGTTGTTTATGCTCTTTGTAGTTGGTTATAGATGCAGGAACTTTAACACCTGTTCTTTCTTTGATTTGGTTAACTTGATCTACCTCAAACCACATTCCACCTCTACTACCATCTTCTAATATTTTATCCTTTTGAGGCTTAGTAATAGCCCCAGTATTATAATACCCTCCTCCAAGACCTTCCCGTGCCATAGCTTCGATTTCTATTTCGTCACTTTTATTATGTAGTATCTGAGGTATCTTAATATTTCTAATTTCCCCATAACCCCATTGGTTCTTAGTATCCTTATACCGAGTAGTAAACACACAAGGGTACTTACCATGGTCGTACACATAAGGGATGTATTCTAAGAGGATATCATTACAGTAGTAAGCAAGATGCACGCCTTCTAAATTACCATTTGCCATATCGTATAAATCTTTAGCTTTGTATGTATCTCCCTGTTCCTCCTGAACTACTGCACGTTCCCTTAATTCTTTTGCTCTGTCCTCTGGCATATATTCGGGGAATCCACGGTAATACATTTCATACAGGGTTACATTATCATTTTCGATACCTTCGTTGATTAGTTCATCATCGTTGACCTCGGCTGAAATATGCTTGCCAAACCTCTTCCACCTATCTTGCACATATCTGATACTTTGACGACTTTTAAATCCAACATATCTACTTTTATCACGATTCTTTTTCAAGTCCAAAATAGCAGGGTCAAACAAACAATCCTCTTTGTAGACATGTTCTATCTTAACGTCTCCAACCCATCTATCAGGACCCGAACCGCCCATCCACTCCCCATCCCAAATAACCTTTGTGATAAGTGGACCATGTGCAATAAATTCTCTTACCATATCCTTAAAGGTTGCATCGAAATTATTTCGCATGTCATTAAATCGGCTTATATGTGTAACACTCTGTGCATGTTTCTCATGCTTCTTCTTGCCTTTAATAGTTGATTCCACAGGAGATGCAGTTATATTAGCTGTAGCAATAGATACTGCAGGATGAATAAAATTAGCTTCACTATTAGGATGAACTTGACTTGCGTCATTATCTCGATATGCAATATTAGTTTTCCACTGCAAACCGCCACCTTTGAGCATATTATATTCATCTTTCCACTGCTCTTCAATGCTAAAGCCTAAATCATCTGTAGAATCTTCCTTGGCAGTTTTAGCATTGTTAATATCTACTCCAATCAATGCAGCCAACCTACGCTCAATATCTGTGTTAGGGTCACTATTCTCCATATCATCTGTGGATTGTACTTCTTCATCCCATTGCTCGGAAAATAACTTGCCTGTAATTCTCCTCTTAATTTTGTTAAACAAATTTTCTCACCTCCTTACTTATAGAATCTATTTGCCTTATCTTCCTTCTCTTGCTGCTTAACGGGTACATCCTTCACCTTTGGAACTGGTGGCAATGGCATAAAAAAAGAGCCGTCTTGCTTAGGCTCTCGCTTTGCATCTTTGCCGACTCTATATCCTGTGTAGAATATTGCTACTCCTACTATCAGAAATATTAGGCTTATTAAGTTTTGCATATGTCCTCCTTATGCAACATTTTCTTTATCATTGCAATAAGCTATTCTAAATCTAATATAATGTCCCCCATATTCTTCGCTATACGTCCATTCTGGCATAACTCTAATCCATATGTTTTTATAGCGACCTAAAATAAGTCCTAGTGTAAAATTTGTTTTTGCTAGAGCTTCTGCAAATGTTTTAGTTCCATATATTGGTTTACCTTCAAATAGTTCTCCATTTTTAAAAGTTTTACATCTCGCAATTTCTCTTATCCCGTCCTCTTCCAAAATTGCAGCTGTTTCAATTTTAGGATACTTGTTTAGATAATTAAAAACTTCATCTACTATTTTTTGCATATATCCTCCTAATCAAAATTCAAAGAATTAACAAAATCTATTACACATTCCAATAAATCTATTCCCTCAATTGAATTACTCCGTTCGTCAAAATAGCGTTGTATATACCCTTTAAAGTAATCAGGTATGTCGGACTCTTTCAAAACGGTGCTAAATTCATCATATAATTCTTCAAGGTTAATAGCCTTTAATTTTTTAATCAAATTAGCTTTCATATGTCACCTATCCTTTAGGTATAAATTCTTTAGGATTAAATCCAAACGATTTTTTCCCATGCTTCAAATCATAAGGACGATAATCATCACTTAATTCAAATTCATTGCAATACTCATCAAATCTTGTTCGCTCAAAATATCCTATTTCTTTGTGTTTGTAACACTTTTCGAATTCAGCTACATCTTCAATCGTTCCTCTCCAATGCTCACAATTGCAACAATATTTTTCAATGTTGCTGTAGGCAAGTCTGGTATGGATGTAAATTATATCACACTTAACCACAACGTGAGGAAATGTAACTAAGAATACTTTTACATGGCTTTGTGTTATTGATTTAATTTTATCTTTGACCCACTCTATTATTTTTTTTATCTGCACATCAGGAATATTTCTTATCCCAAATTCTGACGTACCCATATTTATTGTGTTTGTGCTATATCCATCAGTTAATTTATCCATTCTTTCAAGGTCATTGAGATAATTAAATTCAGATTTTAGTAATTGTTCTAATTCGGACAACCTTTTATCTAAAGTTATTTTATTGTTTGTAACATTTTCCATTATTTCTTTTGCCCTATCATCAATGTACACAGGTGGTTTATACACCACATTGTAATCACTCATAAAACCCTCCGACAGATTATTATTTCCGATTTATAAATATGAGAAGGTGGCTCGGATAACCACCTTTCGCTCCGTCGAGCTATCTCATATATAATTTAAGCAAGATTACGAATAAAAAAATAGGCTAAACATGACAAGATATCGGTTGGAATACCTACCCTTACTCTCGTAGTCTAAACTACAAGTCGTATCCTTTTCAGGCGATGATATCAGACCGCTTGGTATTCGGGGTCGTTGTCTCATGTTTGCACCTATTTGTTATATTTTATCATATTTGTTGCGATAAATCAATAAAACTTATTCCTCCTGCGTGGCTTATCATCTTCGTCCTCGTCATCATCGTCACTGTCGAGAATTTCAACCTCACTTGTTTGTTGATGTGATATATAACAATTGATAGCCCTTGCCATAATACAATCATCATGTGAACCGTGTGCTGCTTCTGGTCTGCCTTGTTCGTTCTTCACAAATGTTGTTGCTTCGTACAGAAAATCCATGTCTTTGAATCTGTCTGGATTTTCTCTTATTTCCGTTTTGAGCATACCTAATGCTGTAGGTCTTGTAGCGGAATTAGTATCAAAGCCATATATCTTTTTGACATTCCCCGTCATGCTGTCAGGACGTTCTTCTCTTACATATTGTCTATAATAACCCAATCTAATTAGTTCCTTAACTGGATGTGTGCTAAACTTGGTTTCTATGCCTATCAGAGCATTGTTGTAATACTTTCCTAAACAATACATCTGTCTTGCATATAAATCTTCGTCATATTTGTATATTAAAGAGGCTGCATCTTCTCGTGTAACATTGTTGGTAAAGAATCCAGTATTACTGTCGCTTCCTTCTCCTGCTGTATCACCACCAGCAACATAGGGATAACCTTTCTTTGGTTCTTCGAATATCTTTATGTATCCATTTTTATCGTCTACCCATTTGATGCTACTATCAACAATCTTCTCATTAACATAGTCAAATTCAAAGTAACCTATCTTAATTGGCTTTGGTGCAGATGCTATTCGCTTATTTATATTTGTCTTGTCGAAGTATGTACCGCCAAATATCCCCCACTGACCAAGACCATATATTTTGTATTCCTCTTCGTCGTTGTTCTTTAAGTCCTGCATAACCTTGTAATAATCAGCGTCTATAAACTTATTATCTCGATATGTGGAATGTATTACAAGCGTGTTGTAGAAATATTCTTCGACAAACTCTTCTTTTTCATCTGACCATACCAAAAATGTTTTGTTAAGTTCTTCATCGGATATTTTAAAATCCTTATAATACATAAAATCCTCGAAGGGTGTTATACCCCTCAAGGCTATTGTTCTGTTGAGTCTTACTGTTTTGATGTTACCATATTCATCTTTTATTTTGTATTCCTTTACTCTATCATCAAAGAAACGCTTTTTAAGGTAACACAGAACCGAGACAGGATTGAAGGTAATGTATATCTGCATCGCACCATCTTTATATCCCCTTAATCTTCTATCAAGCTCATTTACATCCTTATCAGTTACCTGATCAGCTTCCTCAACCCAACATGATGTGATATCGAATATTGATTTAAGTTTTTGCACATCATCCAATCCGGAAAATATTGTTTGCGCTCCATTGCTATTATAAACTTCTTCATTTCCCTTGGACTCTTTAGTTCCAAATCCTTTTCTATGGTCAAGTTTAGCCCTACTCTTAAGTAAAGGAAACTGAGATTCAGTAACCTGATTCCTTTGCGCCCTTACACCTAATACCCTTGTCTTGACCTCATCTTCCATTCGGTCTATAATTCTATCAGCTATTTCGTAGGACTTACCGGAACCAGAACCACCCATCAGGACTACATATCTGCCTTTGAACCTTTCAACTATGTTGTATATTTCATTCCGAGTTTCTTGCTTTATTATTCTTTCTTTTTCCCTTTGTTCCATCAGCTGTATAAGCTGTATCTGCTCTGCATCCGTTAAATCTGACAGCATTAAATCACCTGCCTTAGTCTACTACGTACCAATCCTCTGCAAATATATCAACTTGTGCAGGTTGCCAAGGTAATTTTCTAATACCTTCTGAGCAATCTGGAATAGTCATATACAAATAAGGATGCGTCATTTTACTATGTTCATCCGGGAATTGAGCATGCAGTGTCATACCTTTACCATTCCAACCTCTTCGAGCTACTTTATTACCTTTCTTCATACTCTCAATAGCAAGTCCATATGTCATATCCGTTATTGGCCTATATGCTTCTTCAAAAACTTTCTTCGGTGACCAACTAACATATCCATCCTGATATACTACTTTATAACCCAGTGTATCTTTGTTCTCTTTAGCAAAAACACTTTCAAGGCTATCACCATATTTTTCTTTTGCATATTCCCCATGAGTCATTGGTGTTGCTGTTATTAATTTAACTCCGATATATATTCCCATTTAAAACATCCTCTCTGTATATTATGTAACATTATACAAAACTTTTATTTTGTTCAATGTTTTACTGACTTCAAACTGTTTTATATAGCCATTGTTATATTTATGTAATTTTATTATTTGTCTTTGTTATGTTTTAGACCCGCTTTTTCGCATAGTTCCATATATCTTTTTTCCCTTTCTTCCTTGGATAATTTTGATATGTCTTCGTTGAGATTAACATTCTTAGATTCGACTTTGTCTGTAAATATGCCGTATCTTTTCCCCAGCAATTCGGCTGCCTTATTTCGGTCTGCCGGTTTAACCTGTGTTCTTATTTTTTCTATAGTGGACCCCATATCTGCACCCTGCGACACAACTACAGCTTTTTCCTCTTCTATGTCTCCACGCAATACGGATGTAAGATATATCAATACCTCATCTTGTGTGGCTATTCTTTCGTCTTCTTTTTGTTTTATTTTTTCTTTTATGTAAATACCTAGTTTTACCTTGTTCTCATTCCCTAATGCATCATAATTTTTACTCCTGTATCCTGCCAGCCTACAAGCCTCACTCGCATTGCCAGTCTCTATATAGTAGTCGATAAACCTCTTCTGCTTTTCTGTCAACTTCGCATCCATGCCACCACCTCTCTTCTCATCCAAAATTCCAATAAAAAAGGCATCCTTATTCAGACGCCTTATTATTTATATTAATTTTTATTTCCGTATTAAGTCCAACAAATATAAGATATTGACTTATGCTCATTCCTAATACTTCAGCTTTCTTTTCTATAACTTCTTTTTCTTCTTTACTTTTAGGGTATATGATAATTTGGAGGCGACCCATCAAGCCACCCCCAATTGATACACAAGCTCCGATACATCCTTTATAGTTGCATGATTTAAGTCATGCGTAGTTGAAACACTTACAAGGTACATCCCATCATCGTCTTTGTATTTCTCCGCCAACCCTCTTAATTTGCATTGCATTCCACTTCTATCAAAATCAGTTCCGTGCTTAGTCATAAGAGATGGGATATCACAGATAATAATTTGTCGTTTTCCGTCTACATTGTCGTAATAAATTGTGTTGTTATCACTATCATCAGCTTCATTGACAATTATTTTAAATACATTTAAACAATGCCAACGTGAAGAAGCCCCATTTTTATTAAATTCAATTTCCATTTTATCAGCAATGATTTGTGCAAGCCAACTAGTTTCTTCAAGCTTTCTTGTTTTAATTTTAGTCATTTCAATCACCTCTCGTTTAATATACATGTATTATACACTTATTATACATGTATGTAAAGAGGCAAATTAAAAAATATCAGATCATTTCATTCAGTTTTATAAAAAACATTCTTTAATGGCAATATAGTCTCGCAATATGGATTATCAGTAAATTGATTAACAGGTTTTAATAATGCTATAACCGTATATTTTTTACAGCCAATTTCAAATATATCTTTATTTTCTAGAGCTTCATTCGCCTTATTATAATCCTTAACATGTTTGCATACGTCTTTGTGTGTACATGTGTTACATCCCATCATCATCACCTCTACAAAAATAAAACGGGCAAGGCCACATGGCTTATCTAAGATTGTGGCTTAGTTGTAGCCTTGCATCCGCACAAAACAAAAAAGACCTGGCACATATACCGAGTCCTTTTGAACACTCTCGTCTTAGTCTTATTACTCGACAATATTATATTACCACATAACAATATACACTTTTATACACTCTTTTAAAATTTATAGAAATATTTTTATATTTAGTGTTGACAGCATTGCTATCATGTGCTATCATGTAAATGTGGTCAGGGAAACCTGATAAATAATAAAAATTTGGAGGATGATTATTATGAAATACTTTAAGAATGAATCAGATGTTTGGCAAATTTGGGCTAATGTATTTACCGAAAAACAAAATTTAGTTTTTAGTGGAACAGAAGAAGAGTGCGAAAAATTTTTAAATGATAACGATCCTAATCTTAATAAGTCGAATTATGGAAGTTTATTCATGATAGCACCTCACACAGGACGATATGAGGATTTTACTAAGTTTGAATGCTAAGCCGAAACCCTTCGGGGTCGTACCGTAATGCGGTGCCTGATGATGGCTCAGATTTTAAGGAGGATGATTTAGATGAAAATTTATGAAATCAACGAAAAAGAGCTTCTGCAATCTTATTTTGGCGCGGATGCCGAAAACTTAGAATTAGTCAATGCTGGTAAAATAACTAGCATTGAAATTGTAATCGACAATGCAGACAAGTCTGCATTGTACCGCATTACCAATAGATATAACGACGGAATTTATTGGGAAGATGATTATGAAAGTGTTATAGAATTTTTGGAAGACAATTTCTGCCTAGGTTGCGGTAGTAAAAAAACAGAAAAAAGAAGAACAGATTGCGGAGACCCAGAATGTTGTTACGAAAGTTGGAGAAATTTCTGCCCGAATGGATGCGAAGAAAAGGAGAATGCAGATGGCAAATAAATGTCTAGGTTGGCGAATAAACGAGGAAGTGTTAAACAAATTTGTAGCAACATGTAAAGCAGATGACAAAGACCCACGTGCAGTGTTAGAAAGACTTATGAAGAATTATACGCAAAAAGAGAAGCCCTCGCAATGAGGAGCTTCTCTTTTTTATTGCGCAATTTTATGTTCTTCAGTTTCTACGATTTCTATTTCTTTCAATGCTTTCCCGTGTAAGCTATGTATCCATGTCCATTCATAGTTCATCTTTATACAAATTTCTTCCCACCTGAATCCATATATATACCTTGAATACATTATTTGTCTATACTTACTATCCTTTAACGTCCTAATGCAATTAAATATTTTCATTTTCAGCTTACCCAATTCTTCAAGTTCAATTTTTATATAATCCTCTTCCAGGTTAATAACATTACAAACTTCCTCAGCTAAATTATCGTTTATTATTCTGCTTCCCTTTGGTAATGCAGATAATCGTTGTGCTGGTATAGTATACAACCTTCCCCTATTATCTTTGTGCAACTGCATTTCCCTAACAATCTCTATATATTGCGAAAGATATTCTTTTTTTTGTTTGTTTGTCATACAATTTCCTCCATGTAGTTAATTTTGATTTAAAGGCAATTTAAGACGTCTATTTGTTGCCAAGGTTAAATTATATTACTTTGATAATTCCGTTGAAATTTGAGCCACTACAGTCTCACTCAAGGGTATTATCTGCATCCTGTTGCACACCAAATCCGAAAACGTTATGGTGGCTACTCTGTTTTTACATTTTATCCCTACGTAATATTTATTTTTAGAGATTATCTCACCTTTCCACTTTTTCTTTTTCCTGTCATCTACAACAACTACTCCAACAGCTTGTCCAACTTCGAACTTGTCCCACTTCTTTCTAGTTCGCATCATCTCTATTTTTGCGTTTTCGAAGTTGTCAGAGGCTGCGCTAGTATATTTATTTTGTGTTATATTAAGCGTCTTGGCTATCTTTCTAGCGTCAACATTATTTTTTTTTGCAACTTTTGTTAAGGGCATTCCGCCCGCATAATCCTTTTTAATCCGCCATATTTCCTCTTGCGTAAACATCCTCTTTTTCCCATGCGCCATAACTGCACCTCCGTTGGTATTGTTACATCATTTTTCTTACGTTCTGTATCTTTCTATCAATCTCCACAGCCAATTAGTTTCATAATTCTTGCATGTATTAGCTCTTGCCGTAACCACTACACTATGCTTATTTTCTTTGCACCATCTTTCTCGATTATTGTAATTCATACACTTTTTGCAACTCTTCATCATTCCACCTCACATCTCTCATACTGTATATCATTATCCTTGCACCACTGCTTTATATCCGCACCCTCTAGGTGTCCATCCTTCATGCAGTCAAATTGGTTCATAACTCTATCAATCAGCTTATTAATTCTTTCCGTCCCAAACCCATGTAAAGTGTTCAGTGTTATTGCATACAGAGCATGACTTGTACATACCGCTGCTTTAACCGCCATAGTCTCCATTAGCTCCATTGCCTGTGGATACTGCTGTTTTAGCTTTTCTATATCTCGCATGGCTTGTCTATACTGTTGTCTAGTCATCACAGTACCCCCAAATATTGTTTTATAGCATTAATGGCACTCTCTGCGCTGTAACAAACTTCCACTTTATACCCGTATCCCCTCAACCGACCTATCCACCAATCTTGTTTTTCACTTACTTTACCCTTTTCCGACTTCATTTCTATGTATAGACCATGATATTTGCTAGATGGTACCGAAAGATACGCATCTAAAACTCCCGACTTTACACCTTGCTTTTTCAGATTAGCAGCCTCTATCTTATGCCTACTACCTCCATTCGGAATAGCGAACAACATTTCTAATTCAGGATATATCTTCTCTTGCAATCTAGCCCAAGTAAACAATGCCTCCTGCTCATGCGCCTCATGTTGTACTCTCTTTCGTGGTGCCTTGACCACTTTATATCCAATACTTTCTTTGCCACTCATTTCCTCTACTACATCTAAATAAGCCTTAACTGTGCTATTTTTCATCCTCATATACCCCCTCAACTGTCCAAAGTCCATCTATTTCCTCTTCCGTCATATTTCCAAATCCGAATGTTTCACTTAAATTTCTTCCTGTTCGAACGGATTTTATATGATTACTTTCTACACCCTTAACAGCCTCACTATAATACTTAGCCATTTCCTGTGACGTCATTTTCTTTAGCTGTTTTAACTTTGTTAATTTCCATCTAGCATCTAAAAATCCAGAAGATAAAACTGGTCTTGTTCCATCCTGCCATGTAATTCCACTTTCAGGAGTATATTTTAATTTTCCATCATAGTGTTCTTCTATTAATCTGCGCTCTGCTATTAACCCGCAATCATTTTGTAAAGCCTTAATCATCTCCCAAGTGCTAACAGTTTCCCTTGTTAACTCGGTCTGTTCTTCTGCCACATAAAAACTACACTGGCTTTGGTCATCCCAAGGACAATCTCCTAGATCGTATATATCATTATTGCACCTACACTGGTATCGTCTTGCATCTCCTACTGCATGCTTACACTTTCTTATTGCCTCTACTTCATGCTTATCCATTCCCTTTTCCTCCTCGACTATTTCAAATCTTTCTTTCCTGTACTGTCCACCACCTACAAGTGTGTATGTGGTACAATATTCCTTTTCAACTTCATACTCATCGCCTACGACCAACGAAAAAACGACATCACTATTATCAATACATCTAACCTTCATTCTTTTACCCATCACGCCATCCTCCACTTAGTTGACTATTTTTAATGCTCCTGCCGATACAAGCCTTAACGCTTTTGCTCTCTTCTCTTTCCCGAGAAGTAAAAATTCATACATGGTAATAACAAACATGATTATCACCTCACTTAACTTTCATAGAATTTTTGAGTCTTGCCGTAAAATTTAAGCGTTCTCTTTATGTTTCGTTCCCCTTCTCTTTGCTTTGCTATAATCAACTGAGTTTCAACTATTTCTTCTTTTTGTTCCGCTTTAGCAGGTACATGCAAAAACCAAACATTACTTGCATCTTGTTCGAGACTTCCGGAGTCTCTTAAATTTTTCAATGTTGGTTCTGATTGATTTTCAGATTCCCTGTTAAACTGACTTAGTGCTAAAACATGAATCTTATTTCTCTGTTGCATTTTTTTTATAAGTCTACTAATATGAGCTACTCTCTCATTTGGATTAGCTGTTTTCTTTGATGTTTCAAGTAGCTGAATGTAATCTATTAATACAAAATCAAGTTGATTTTCGCTTTTTAATTCTTCGCATTTTAAGACAATCTGTTCTATATAAAAAATGTCATCATATATTGTTATAGGCAATGAAGATATATTTGCAGCTGTTTTATTTATTTTTATCCAGCCTTCTTCATCTAAGGTTCCAGGCTTATCAAAATAATCTTTATTTACATTTCCTTCGTTGCAAATCATTCTATTTATGCAATCCTCAGAAGACATTTCAAGGCTAAATATCGCAACCTTTCCGCCTTGAATCGCTATTGTTTTTGCCAACTGTAATGCTAATGCTGTCTTACCTACACTTGGTCTAGCTGCAAGGATTGTATATTCCGTCTTAACTCCTCCTGTTTTTATCTGTAACCAATCCAACCCCCAACTTCTGTATGCGTTATATCCTTGTTTGTACCTTTTTTCTAAAGCATTCAGGGAGCTTAATACAACATCAAATGCTTTTGTATGTACCTTTTGATTATCAGGTAGTTGAACGCCGTTTATCACTGCCAAAGATTCAGATTTAACAACATCTATTTCCTCAATGTCATCATTTAAAACAATTTCTTTGATTTTCTCAGAAGCTTTTATAAGTTCTCTTCTAATGCCTAAGTTTCTGACAATATTTATATAGTGCTTAATATTCAAGGTGGTAGCAATTGAGTTACATATCTCTGTAATATATGCAATATCAACAACGCTAGCATCAAAAAGAATAGGTATATCTACTGCTTTCTTCTCTTCATACATCCTGATGATGTGGCAATATAAGTTTTGATTAGTTGTGTTGTAAAAATACTCTGGTTTAAAGTTTGGTTGGATTCTTCTTATCAGCGAATTATCAAGTATCATACACCCTAATATTGCTTTTTCTGCCTCTTGATTATAAATAATCATAATGTCCTCCTAGTCTTCTTTGTATATGCTTTGGCTCAGCATCTCATTGCCAATATAATTTTCATCCAGGTAATCAACGTATCCTGAATTAAAAAATGTAGATCCATTCTGCCACTGTTGCCAATCTGGCTTAGATTCTTTATAACGGTCAATACATTTTTTAATAGTTTCATATCCAAAATCATTGAGTATCTTTATTTGCCTTTCTTTTATAGATGCCTTACCTTTTTTGTTTGGATATAAAGACCATACACTTTCAAAAAATGCACTATATATATATACTCTCCTTTCCTTTCCTTGCATTGCCGACGCATTGCCGACGCATTGCCGACGCATTGCAAATGCAGATACATTTGTAGATGCATTTGCAGATGCATTTGCATCACTTATTAAATTAAACTTATTGCCTTCTATAGCTTGTTTAGTATCTTTCCAACGTTTATTTGCTGCTGCTCTTGCTCTCTCTGTTTTTTCTATATAAGGTTGTAAATAGAAAATAAATTTAGTACTAAAAAAATTCTGGTCATCATCAAATTGGAACAATTCGTATTTATTGAGAACAACTTCAATTTTTGCAGTGCTTGTATTAAATTCATCTGCTAATAAATCAATGTCACGATAAGGAAATTTAAAGTCAATTTGTTCTCTAAGTATTTCTAATAACATAAAGAATATTCCATAACCTTCCAACCCTAAATCCTTCATAAGTCGTTTTAGCTTTCTATCATGTCTTGCATTGCTGTAGTGCGGAAAATAATATGCATCCTTTTTCATATATCCTCACCTTATCTCTCTGTATTAATCCTCATCTGTAACCTTTCTTTGTTTTCCATCTGACAATATCTCAACACAATCCTCACAGCAACCACATTCCTTATCGCACTCAGGCTCCTCGATAATCTCCTTCAAATCATCGCACCAAACGTTATACATATTGCACCATTTAGACATCCTTGCCACCTCCACACAGCCGTACATATTCGCAATCTGGTTTGTGTATATAATCAGGCTCACCACAAAAAATACAGTTAGCCGTCCATCCACCCCTTGGTATAGGGTCACACTTCTTCAACGCTTCCCTTAGCTGCTCATTCTCCTGCTTCAACCGTTCCACTTGTCCGCTTAAACACTTATTCTGCTGTTGCATATCAAACATTGCTGCTTTAATATTTTCTATAGCCTTTTCCTGCCGTTCTGCATCAGCAACTAAGCCGTCATATTCGTTTACTGCTTTGACGATGTGTTTAAAGTCTTGCTTTCTCTCAATATCATTACAAGCGACTATATTGCCTTTACCATCAACTATATCAGCAGTATCAATAACTTCATTTTCACTCTCAATAGAGTTATAAACTTCTCCCTTGCCTATTACAAATTTCCACGGTCTAGGACTCACATTACTCATTTGGCACCATCCTCTTGTGAATATATTCCAATTAACACTACGCCACTTTACAGCCATTCTGAGAGGTTTAATATTTCAGAGGATAAATTATGCTACTTAGATATTTAAACCTCTCAGAATGGCTCAGAATTCAAAATTAAGGTGTATCTAATGGGTATTGCTCTAAATAATCTCGAATAGCTTCAATCGGAGGTAATTCCCAATCTTCATGTTCGCGTGCATCCCACTCGATTTGTCGAGAAAGATATAAAGCGATCATATATTCTTTACAATCAGGTATTCTACCCATTATTCTTTTCGTTCTCAATTCCGTAATTTTCTGATGCTTTCAACTCAGCTTTAATCAATCTCAAATGTGCTGTCATTATCTTGTCAAACTTTCTTACCTCGTCTTCATGTTCTCTACAACACGGCACATTAATCGAAATACCTTCATCAAAATCTATATATGTGAAAGTAACCTTTCCGCACCAAATGCATATCATTTTAGAGCTGGTAGACACATGTCCTCTTATCATCTCTGCACCCTCCGTTCAAAATAAGGCTTACAATACAGCGTCATACACAATTCACATCTACCTTCTACATCATCATCCAGATCAAGTTTCTCATGCTTGCACAGCGTACATTGCCTGTCCTGTACCTTTGTTTTACCTTCCATTTTGCATGCTGTCATATGTATTGTTCCCCTTTCACAGGCCACAGTTTTAGCCGTGGCCTTGTTGGTTATCTTAAAGTTGCATATTCTTAACTATGTAATATAAGCCAGTTACATCAAACCTAGCATCATGCAAACCTGTATCTTCACAAGCAAATAACTTTTTTGTTTCGTCCAAAATTAAATCTTGTGATATTTTGTAATAGTCAAGAGTTTCTGAAAGTTTTGGCCATTTATATCCTCTTCCATTTTTAGAAGGAAGCTTGATTATGTCCGTGTGGTGATTCATGGTGCAGTATGCTTTCTTGTCAAAATCAAAAGTTATACCTAGCCTTTCAAGCTCTGCATTCATAAATCTAATATCAAAAGGAGAATTATGAATAAATATCTTGTCAACTGCCACCAAACACTCTATTACTCCGCCAATATCAACAGAAAAATCCAGCCCACCAGATAGTTCCTCTAATTTATCCACGGTTAACCCATGTACATTGCTTGCCCCTTCATCCACACTTTCAACCTTATAGAATCTATTAAAACGGATTAATACTTTACTTTCATTAAAAACTATATAACTTAATTGGCATATCTGACCAGGAGCAAACCCGGTCGTTTCTGTATCTAGTGCCATGTATATCATTTTGTTTCCTCCATATTTTTATTTAACATCCCATGGTAACTTCTCTGTTACCAGTTCAGGTGTATTCTCAGGCGAATTTTCGTCTAATATTTCTCCAGTTTCTGTATCAACAGGTGGTGTTTCTTTTGTATCTTCATCCTGTTTAGCCTTCTTATTCGCTTTAGCCTTATTAACAGCATCAGCAAGCACTTGAATAGCTTTTTTAACCTTTTCATCACGTCCATTTTCAAGGAACCAGTTAATCCAACCCGGATCAGATTTGCACACTTCCCCGAGCAATTCACCTTTATGTTTGCCTATTTTAAGCTTCATCTTAGCTGCATCTTCAACGGTCATATTGTCAACTGTTTCTTTATGTTCGTAATCCTGCATATCCTCAATGTCTTGGGTAAATACAGCGGATAAAGAAGCAACGTGCAACACTGCATCTACTAAGGCTCTCTTCTCTGCCATCTTCATTATGGTATTTGCCACGTTAAGAGCATCCTGACTCTTATATTTTTTCTCAAAGGAATTACATGTACCTACACCCTCGGAAACGGCATAATCATTCTTGTATAGCTTGCATTTTATTGTGTAGGATACAAAATCAGTTTCCTTAGATAATTGAACTGGAACAATAGACAGAATCTCTATTGTGGTTGTTAAACCAAATAACATGCATATTGTCTCAGCCCCTGGCTTAAGCAATGTTGGCTTATTTGTACCGGGGATAATTCCGTAATCAGTTTTATCGTTTAGGGTATTTCTAATAATCGTATGAAAAGAATTAATCTTTTCAAGCGTACTCTTTGCAATGTCAAGTGTCATGCTATCTATAATGCTTTGTGGTACATTTTGTTGATTTATAATTGCTAATTCGTTCATTGTAAACTCCTCCTAAATATTGTAATGGTGCTTAATATCCTGCAATGTTAACTTCTTTGTCATGCGACAATATTTACATTTACCGCATCTATGTGGTTCGATATCGCCATCTATAACCGCCATAATTCTGTCAAGATGCTCTTCTACTCTATTAAGCTGTTCCTGTAATTCTAATTGCTCAAAGGTGATTATAGCCTTGTCTGGTATATCCTGCTTAGTCACAGCCACTATAAGTGGTTCTAAGTATTCCCCTGTTGCAAGGGCTATAACTTTTCTGTATATAGCCATCTGTAAATGGTAGTTCCATGCTTCAACAAAACTAACTCTCCTCTGTTCTAGTGGACTGTAAGACCATTCAAAATTTTGCATACATTTCAGATCCGTAAATCTACCCTTTTCAGGATAATGATTATCTACTGCTATCTTCCAAGGTATCCCGAAAAGCTCTGCCGTAAATATCTTCTGCTTCTCTCCTTTCAAATACTCCATACATAGTTCGTCCTCTTCAAGGGTAGCTATGCAATCGCCAATCTTCTTAAACTCTGCCTTAAGCTCTCCCTTAGTAGCACCCCGACTCGATATAAGTTTATATCCTTCATTCTGTTTAAACTCCTCCAATTCGCCATTGTTCCAAGCATCAATATAGCTGCCCTGCAACATACTATCTGTTTGCTCTGGAGTAAATTTACCTTCGTCAATTGCCTTTGCCATAGCTTCACAAGATATGTAATTTTTAAAACGGCTTACTGACATATACTTTTTGTTTGCCTCTGGGGAAAAATAATTCTCTCTCGTAAGTTCCATAATAGCCTCCTATATAGTCATTATTGTTAATTCTTCGTGGTCACTAACTTCTGTTATAAAGAACTGTAAGCCTGATTCCTTTGCCTTTTCGATAAATAGATTCTTCTCTTTTGTGCAGAACTTTTCAAATCCATCAACCAGTATTACTTTTAGTTCTCCTGCCTTTGCCTTAGCGATTTCTATTGCTATCTTGTAACTGTCACCTTCGTTCAAGTTCTCTATAGGCAATCCGTTAATTAATATCTCTCCATTTTCCACAGTTACGCCCTGTATTGGCATATTAGCTGTAGCAAGCAGGATGCCAGGCAAATTTCTTGCTTTCTCAATCTTTGTTGTAAGTGCATCCGACTTGACTTTAAGCTCCTCAATGTCTTTCTTAATTTGTTCTACTCTGTCATAATCCCTCAAATATTCTTTCATGCTCGCAACTTCATCAGCCTTTACTTTAAGAGGTTCTGCATCAATTTCTTTCATAGTTTCAAGTTGTGCTTCTTTTTCTTCAATTTGCGACTTAGATTTTAAGATCCATTCATCCCTAGCTATTCTATTAGTCTCAATATCCGAATCACGTTTATCGTCAAGTCCTTCTATTTCTGTTTGGATGCCCTTTTTCTTGATTTCTAGCTGTTTGATTTGCTCGTCTATATCATCAATTTCTTTCTTTTTGCTAACTTTTTGGAACTCACAAAAATCTGTAATGTCCTTTACTTTCTTTTCACAACGTCCCTCTACGCTTTCTATTTCAGCTTTCTTTAACGTAACTTCTGTACCTATGTTTTCGATTTGTTTATTATGTTCCTGCGCCTTGTGATACTCTTCATAAAGCTTTGATATGTCAATATCCCTATAATCATCTGCATTGTATCCAACTGGTAGCGTAAGCTTTATTTCTTCCGCTGTAGCTCTTTTGTGGGATATAATCCTGTTATTATCCTCTCTATCCTTGTAATACTTGCCGTTTTTACTCTGTATCCTTTCGAGATTTTCAAGCACATGTGAACCTGAATCATAATCCGTCGGAAGTTCTCCGAACTCTTCGACATACCTCTCTTGTGGGAAGTCTATCTTGCATATAGAAAGAAGTGTTTTATTTTTCTCTCGTGGCTTCTTATCAAGGAAATCCTTAATAGGATTGAATTGTTCCGTGGAGAATAAAGTTTGCAGATAGCTTTCAGGGGAAGAAACCTTTTGACCTTGTTGTGTTACCTTGACCGAATCCGATTTTTCGGACCTCTTCAATCTATTAATTTCAAGTCCCGTATCAGTCTCTATTATCATTTCTGCTTCGGTTTCACCATTACGAATAATGCGTGGTCTAAGACCTTTATTGCTTACTGTGGTTTGTATTGCATCAAGTATGGATGTTTTACCTAGTTTATTTTCACCGCTGATAATATTTACATCACCCGGGGTAATTGTTCTTTCTGTGATTCCGTATATATTCTTAAAACTCACCTTGGATATTTTCATCTTTAAACATCCTCCTAATATTTTATGTAATTAAATAGCTCTACAAAATCTAACTGAATTACTAAGTCTATCCTCTAACTCCTCAATCCTCTTATGAGCCTTGTCCAACTCCGCTTTCATCGACTCATACCGATATTGCTCGTCCACTACTACCGCTTCAAGTTGCTCTTGCAGATACTCAGCATTCCACTTCGTTGTCTTGATGTTTACTTCCATATCAGAACGGCTGATTAGCTTTATTTTTACCACATTATCCCCTGTGGTCAACTTAACTTGTACATCTTTCATATCTTCGAGGTTGATGTTTACCATGACTATTCCTCCTTGGATTTCTTCACCCATTCCGTTATGGTTATTGTTTTCTCATATGTTTTCTTTTAAACTTCTACTGTTTTCTCATAAAATTCGTTCTCTTGACATTCGGTCAACCCTTCTTCCCAGGTCAATTTAAAGAACCTTCCACTGATTTCAATTATTGAATCAACTGTTCTCGACCATCTTCTGTTCTCTCCCACGGTTCTATCAACTTTATTAAATTCCCACACTAACGTATTTAAATCTGCTTTAGAAAGTTTCTTACCAGAATCAATCTTCCTTAACATTTCTATTTCATAATCTTTCATAATCCCTATTCCTCCTTAGATTTATTTAAGTTTCCTATAATCAATCCTGTCACTCTTGCCATCCAACAACACCAACTGCTTGTCCTCTTTCTGCTTAATCTTCTTTACAAATGCAACCCGTATTTTAGCCATATTCCTCGCAGTCTCCCTTGACGTATCCGCATCCACCTTATAAAATAGATGCATAGTATTTTGTTAAGTTAATTAGTTTTGTCCAAACTCTTTAACTGCTTTTGCTACCGCCCTAATCACTGCATCAGGGCTTTTTTCATTTACACGGAATCCTAGACTTTCTACATATTCCTTTGCTTTCTCATACTGTATTGGCATAATATCCATATGTAGATTGTTTTCTACTCTCAACTTTGGTGACATATAATTTCCTCCTCATTTGAATTTAAATTTGAAAAATAGCTAGATATGGTGCTTACCTATGTTCTCTTTTTGCTTATATACCTTTTGTAATGCATAGCTACGAGCATATTTACGCTTGCCAAAATTTTAATGGCACTCTCGCTTTTACCTTTGTTTGCGAACTTTTCGAGTGATTGGATCTGTTCGCTGAAAATTGGTTCATTGGCTGTGTTTTTCATTTGTTAGTTCCTCCTATATTTAGTCTTCCTGAAATACTGCACGAATTTGACACTCATAATTTGTACACTTTTTAAATTGCCGTTTTATCCATTGCAGTAATTTCACTTATCCCATGCCCTTTGATTGGAATGTTGCCTTTAAGCAGTTCTACCAATTTGTATCTACCTGCCGGAATACTATCGCTAACAAATTTTAATGGTGCTTTCCCCCTGGAATATTTCCGAATTTCTTCTGTCGTCTTAGGAACTGAGTCTCCCGATATATAACTTTCGAATATTATGTCAGTATCAAAATTTATTCGACCCCTTGCCATGTTAGCCACCTCCCGATTAATTGTTCTAATTGCACATATTTAATCTTTTTCGTAACTGCACGAAAATGACACTAATATTTTGTATAGTTTTTATCTTGATTTTTTATGGTGTGTTGTGATAAAACTATGTGAGTGCCGTACCTTGATAATTTAATGTGATAACTGTGGTTGGAAATACTGACTAAATCTTTCTACTTCTGCCTTAACATCCTTGTAAATATTTTTGTATGGCACTTCCTTTGCCATTTCATCGATAACAACTTTGCTTATAATACCCATTACGAAAACCTGTGCCGATAATGAATTGCTATTCGAGTAGCTCCTCTGGCTGTCAATTATGCCGACTGCCTTATTTGCCAAGGATTCGTAATGTTTGTAATACTTATCTGCGTGATTGCTACCTTGACGATATGCGTAGTCGATGAAGGCTTTTATTGTGCTTTTCATGTTTTTATCTGCTTCGATTACGTCTTGTCGGGTTTCTTGCCATTGTTGCGTTTGCTTTTGACGGAGAGTTGATTCCATTTGGTTAAATTTTTTAATATAGTCTTCTTTGAATTTTGCTGCTTCTTTTCCAGTGAATCCGAATGCTAACATTGCGAATCCATCTTTTGTCATGTAGTACATTGGTTGCATCCTATTTTGAGAATCTAGATATTCGGTGAGTCGAAAATTCGACCGAACAAATTCTTCGCTTGCTTCACAATTTCTAATTGCTTCCATGACATGTTTGTGATTTTTCTTGAAAATTTCAGCCACATTACGACTTGTTGTTATTGCTTGTCCTTTTTGTTCTATTATGCTTATTGTTTTTTGAACTGCTAATGATTTGTTCACTATTATGCCCCTTTCAAATTTATGCGCTTTGTGTACAAGATTCTTGGACTTCGAGGTTAAAAAAAATATTACAAGGTTTTTGCAGAATTTTACTAACTGTAATTATGTCTGATATCTTAGGTTCAACTACTCCTTTTTCTAAATTACTATACGATGATTCACTCTTTTTCCCAAGTAATTTAGCCATTTGAGCCATTGTGATATGTTTAGCGTATCTTTCACGCCTTAAAACTTCTGTGTTGACATATATAGAATACTTGCCCAATATTAACACTCCTTTCGTTGAATGTTCAACTTGCTTGTACAGTATATCCAATTTTATTGGACAAGTCAATATGTTTTTTGAAAAAAGTTTGATTTTTTTGGATTAAGTCCAAAAATGTTGTAGTTGGAATAAATTTGATTTAAAATTGTTTTGGGAGGAATAACATGTCTATAATAGGAAGTATGGTAAAAAGTTTAAGAACTCAACAAAAAATAAGTCAAACCGAATTGGGCAAAAAGATAGGTGTAGGAAAAACAACTATAAGTAATTGGGAAACCGGATATAGTTCTCCTGACCCCGATAGCCTTATTAAACTATCTAATATTTTTAACTGTAGTGTTGATTATTTAATGGGAAGAGATTATCTCAAAAATCACGAAGGTACAACCTATAGTGTACATGAAAATTCGGGAGATGAAGTATATAGTAATCAATTAGAGCAAAAAGTAAGGGAACTCGCTAAAATGTTAGACATAAAAGAAATTAAAGCCCTCAAAAGTATTAAGTCTGAGGGTTACGATTTGAAGGATTTATATGATGCCTTAAAAACGATAGAATTTCTTCAATCGAAAAAGAAAGAATAGTCTCTTCTTTTTCACAATCTGTATTAACATATTCGATTTCACTTGTTTGAAATGAAGAAATATTTTTAAGTTTAGGTAATTGGACAGTAGTATTTTTCATAAGTAGCACGCTCCTTAGTAAAATTAAAATAACAAATTATAGAACGTTTGTTCTTATACTATACTTGGTTTTAATGATTATATACTAGGATGAAAAATATAGCAATACGACAAATTGTGTCGAATAATAAGATGTATGTCGAAAAAAGTATAAGAGGAGGAAAAAGGGAATGTTAAGTAAGATTAAGTTTTACGTTTTAGGTTTAATGTCGGGGGTGATGTTGACAGGTGGAATAATAAGCTATGCGGATGAAATAGGGGTTGCATCTAATACTGGATTATTGCAATGCAGTAAGATGATATGCTCTATTTGGGCAGATGGTAAAGAGATTGATATGGACTTGCCTATATTAAATTATGAGGGAAGATCTTATTTGCCGGTTAGAAAATTAGCAGAGGTTACTGGGGCGAATGTTACTTGGGACGGAGATAATCGGGTTATTAATGTTAAGTCTGATATAAAGGATTTGCAAAAAATTAAAGACATGCATTCCATCATGGATATGTATAAAAACGTAAAAGAATGTTCTGATAGTGTAACAAGAAGTAATTCTGATTATTCAAAGTTAATAGATTATAAAAAACTAGATACTAATAATAACTCTAATTATTATTCGCAAGCTGTTAATATGTATAATGGAGGGTTAAATGAAAGTAAAAATTCTATAGATATTTTAAGAAAATATATAGAAAGAATAAAACCAATTTCAATAAAATATAATTTAGATCTAACTATTGCAGAAAAATCTATCAATTTAACTAATGATATTTATTTAGCTCAAAATTCAAGTTTTGATAATATGAAAAAATACATAGAAACAAATGTAGTGAATTATTGGCAAGAAAGTATAAATGATAATGAAAAAATAAATTCTTTTTTAATGGAGAGAAATTCACAAATAATTCCTTTGTCAAATAAATATTATGAATTTATGAAAATAGCTGAGGAATAAAAACATGCTTACTAAAAAGTACGTTAAAACCTACTCCACCCTCTCCTTATACATCCTAATAGGACTGGCTATAATGGCAGTGGTGGAGTGGGTATATAGGTGGATTAAAGGATAATTACAAGCATACTGTGCATTTTATCCACAAATTATGCACAGTATGCTTTCATATAGGGAGATGCAAATGAAAGCAGCTATGTACGGAAGAGTATCGAGCGAGGAGCAAGTTGATAATTTTTCGATATCGGCTCAGATAAATGCTATTAATGAATATTGCATTAAAAATAATATAGAACTATTTGATTCGTATATTGATGAAGGTATATCTGGAACTAAGGAAGACCGTCCAGAATTTCAGAGAATGATAAAAGATGCAGAGAAAGGCTTATTTAACGTCATATTAGTGCATAAATTCGATAGATTTGCTCGTAAGGTAGAAATATCACAGCGCATAAAAAGTCGGCTTAAAAAGGCTAATGTTAATGTTGTAAGCATAACCGAGCCTATAGAAGATTCCCCTATTGGATTTTTTCAAGAAGGATTATTGGAATTGTTATCAGAATACTATGTCAAGAATCTATCCAATGAAGTAAAAAAAGGCAAGCGTGAAAGAGCATTGCGAGGCTTAAATAATGGATGTGTACCTTACGGGTATAAAACGGAAAATGGAATTGTATCTATAGTAGAAGATGAAGCAAATGTTGTTAGGATAGTCTTTGATATGTATTTGAATGGGAATGGATATAACAAAATAGCTGCACACTTGAATATTAATCATATTAAATCAAAAAACGGGTGCTTATGGCAACATAATACTATTAATAGAATGATAGATAATCCGTTTTATGCAGGATGGATAAAATATAATGGTAAGCTATATGAGTCTAAAATACCCCCTATTGTAGATAAGGATATATATGAAACAGCGAAAAGGGAGAAAGGCGTAAAAGGTGTTAGATATACTTACAAGACCAGTCGACAAGATATATATCTATTTTTAGGATTATTAAAATGTGGTGAATGTGGTTGGAATATGAGGATTCAATATTCTACCAAACACAAATATAAGCATTATGTGTGCAATAATGCTGCCAAAAATGTAAATCTTGCAACATGCAGTTTTAAAAAATATATACCTTTAAAAATAGAACAAAAAATATTAGAACAATTAACCCTAGAAACTGAATATGATACGGATATAGTTGCTCAATCGCAAACAACTATCAATGACATTTATGATACTAGAAAAGATAGAATAAATAAAGAATTACAGCGTGCTAAAGATGCCTATATGGCTGGAATTTTCACATTGGACGAATATTCTAAAATACGAATAAAATTAGAAAATGAACTAAAGGATCTAGAAAAAACTATTATACCTTGTCCTAATAATGATAAAAAAAATAAAATACAAGAAACGTTAAAAAAAATTGACGAAATTGAGCCCGATAATATTATTGAAAGAAAAAAACTTTTAAAAAGCATAATACGGTCAATATCAATTAAAAAGATTGATGATAAATATTTGATAAAAATTACATACCTATAACTTCTTAATTTAGTACATTAGCACTAGCATCTGTCCTAAATTAAGAAGTTTATATTGTGCAAATATGTACGTTGATGTATAATTATATCAACAACAATTGTTATTGAGGTGATATAATGAATGAAGATATTCTGCAACTTATGAAAGATAGCGGTATATTAAAATGGAAAATAGCTGATAAGCTAGGCTATTCAGATGCACACTTTTCTAGGTTGATAAGAAAGCCATTATCAACTGAAATCAAAAGTAAAATTTTAACGGCAATGTTAGAGTTAAGTACGGATTCAGTAGAAAAGATTATTGAGGCTAAAGAAAAGCTGAAAGGAGAAACCTCATGATAGTCACTACAACGCTATTTATTGATACAGAAATTCCAGAAGGTGTTGAGATACCTGGTGAACTAAGAAAAGCATTCTGTGAGAAAATAACAGAAGATATGATGACCGCCATAAAAGAACATATCCATTCTAAGGGGAAGTTAATTATAAATGGCAAGTCCAGATTAATAGATGGTAAAGTTTTAGGAGATATAAAAGTGGAAAAAATAATTGAAGAGCTGAAAACAAATTAAACGTGTGTTTTATGAGGATGGAGGTATTAAAATGTGTGCAAAATGCAATATATCAATTCACGACGAACATAATATGACTACAAGAGAGTACATAGTATGTGACAGTTGTGAAGCTACAATATGTGAGGGTTGTATTGTAGAGTCAAACAAATGTCCTATATGCAGTGGGGAATTGACAAGTGAAATGAATTGAACGTGTGGTTTGCAGTGAATGGAGGGCAAAGAATGAATTATTGTATACAATGCGAACATTGTAAAGCAACAAATGAGGTTAATCTATATATGTGTAACTTAGTGCCACACATGGTTTGTGGAGAAACTGTAGAGTGTAAGGATTTTAAGGCAAAACAGGATTTAGAAGACTTGGATTTTGCAATAGAAAAAGGAATGGGTGGGGATGTGCAATGGGTGAAACAGTTCATTATAAAGGCAAACTGAAAAAAGTAGAAAGAGAAGAGAATGAAACATTAGAAATCCAGTGTAAGAGAATTTTAGGTAATGTGAAATTGGAATCTTGGTATGATTCTTATTCTAAAATGTTACTAGGCGAACATTATGAATCATATGTAATTCATGAGGGTATTTTGTATTCAGTGGAGGAAATGAAGTCTATAGATGCTGATGAAGATATATTTCTTAGTAATTCTACAAAAGAAGGTTACGAATTTGAAATAAAGTATTATAATGGTGGCTGTAGTTTTGATGAAGCAATTGGTCATTCACTTAAAGGAAAGTAGTGAAAGGAGCTGTGGAAATATGATAGATATATACAATGGCGTCACAGAAGTTATATCAAAACACTTGGGATTCGATGAAGAGGAAGCAAACGCAATCGATTATTTAAATAGCTTAAGATGTCTGAATTGTGATAGTTTAGATGTAGTGGAGATAATATCATTACTAGAAATAAAGTTTGGCATTGACATTTCAGAAGATGAATGTGATAAGTACTTCAAAATGGAATCTACAATACAGGATATAGTGAATTTTATAGATTCTAAAGCAAACAAAAGCCCCCTAGACTAATCTAATAATGTGAAGAAAGGAGTAATTTATCACATGAGTAAACGAATTGATTTGACTGGGCAGAGATTTGGGAAATTGGTTGTTGTTGGATATTCTCACACTGAAAATAAACATGCATATTGGCTATGTAAATGCGATTGTGGAAATATTACTACTAAAGATAGTGTTAGGTTAAGAAATCATAGAGTATTGAGTTGTGGGTTTAAATGCGGACTAAAAACCACCATTATTTTTAAAGAAAATTTTATTAATAATTATTGCGAAGGTTACTTATTAAAAAATATAAAAAATATTAAAAAAATAGAAGAATCATTTGACCTATCAATTTTCGAAGATGAAGAATTTGAAATTTGTTTTGAAGACATAGAACAAAAAAAGTTAAATGAATTAGCGTATTTAAAGAAACCAGATTTTATTTTTGATATCGAATTATTGCCCGAAATACAAAAATATAATTGGATAAAAGTTGGAAAATATAAAATTCACACTTCGATTAATAGAAAAACTATCACATTACAAAAGTTTATAATAGCTATAAAATTAAATATGAAATTTGAAGACATTCCTAACATAACATTCAAAACTGATAACAGATCAGATTTTAGATTAGAAAATTTATTATTTAATGATAAGAATTATATTTCTCAAAAATTTATTGGAGGGAAGTCTAAAACGAATTATAAAGGAGTTTTAAAGGAAGGTAATAAATTTATAACAAAAATAAGTAAAAATAAAAAAAATTTTTATCTAGGCTCGTTTAATACTCCAGAAGAAGCAGCAGAAGCCTACAACAAAAAAGCAATAGAGCTATTCGGGAAATTTGCATATCAAAATAAAATTAAGAAGCCTAAGAAAACAAAACTAAAAAGCCCCCTAGACTAATCTAAGGGGCTTTTTTAATATATCAAAGGAAACCAATACATATATAGTATATAACACTATTATTTTTGGTTCAATAGATTATTTGCAACTACAGCTAGCTCTTCCCTCGTAGGATAATCTTTTGGTCTAAAGTTGCCATTTTCATCACCCCTCATTATTCCTTGGGAGGTTACATTTGTTATAGCATCTTTAGCCCATATGCTTATTTTATCATCGTCTTTATATGACGTCTTTTTTACTTCTGCTTTCTTTTTTTCTAATCCGCAAGCTCTTACCAGGCCTCTAACAATTGCTTGAGCGTATAAGTCTGCATTTTCATGGATGTGTTTAGCTTGAGCATAAACATCGTGAAAACTCAACTCAATCAGCCCAGCTGTAGCTTGAGTTTTTGCTAAGACGAATAATACTCTTGGCGATACTGCCCCATCTGCCCAAGGTGTCATTGCTGATACTTCTTTGTGAATTAAACTTATAAAATCTTTCCCGTTTTCAGAATTTGGGTAATAAAACCCACTAACTCCTGCGCCTTGATATCCACCATCAGTATGTATGTCCAGATGGAAGGCTTGTCCCTCATGTGAACTAGCAAAAGCGTTGGAAGCCGTTACAACTTGATTCAGTGTTTCTGTTTCAGTACCGGTTATATCCTTAGATATAACTAACACATTACATTTGTAATCCTGTAACAACTCGCCTGTTTTTTTTGCTATTGAATATGTGTGATCCTCTTCAGTGTCTCCCATAGCACATTTATTCCACGACTGTTGTGAACAACTTAAAACAATATTAATCATAACTCTACCACCCTTTACCATTCAATTTGTTCTTTCGTTGCTAGTCTTAATATTAAATTTATACCGCCTAATATGCTTACTTGTAATTCTGCCGGTATTATATCTCTGCCAGTATATGATTGAGCAACAATGCCTGCTATTGCAATAAGGTTTGTCCATAATGTTTTACTCGCATACCATTTTTCATATAATCAACCTCACTTTCCTATGAATTTTTCTATTGCGAGTGTTATTATTGCGGTTGTGACTATCGCTATTACTGTTTCCCAACGTTTGTTTGGGAGAGATACAAGGTTATTAACTTGTCCTTTTAGTTCTGCCATGGATTGTACTAAGTAATTATATTGTGCATCTGTTTTGGTTGCCTGTATTGACATGTTCTCGAATTTTGTTTCAAGTTTATCTACTCGCTTTTCTAAACTCTGTAAATCACTCATATGCGTATCTCCTTATATTATTTCCTTGGTTTACGTGGCGGTCTTGGTCTCTTTTTTGCCATTATCAATCAACTCCATTTCCGTTATCATTAGTGTTAGTATTAATATTTTTTATATCTGCTGTAGGATATCCAGAGTAGTTATAAGACTGATATAAAGAATATAATAAACATAATCCAAAGATTACAACTGTTACTAGAAAGGCTATTAGGAAGTTTCTATCCTT